TTTTTTGTTGTGAGATCCACCACATCCATAGCCTCCACGTTGTGATGGTTTTTTGTTGTGAGATCCACCACATCCATAGCCTCCACGTTGTGATGGTTTTTTGTTGTGAGATCCACCACATCCATAGCCTCCACGCTGATGTGGATAAGGTTGTCCGACTCTCTTTAAGCTTTTGCGTTGTTTATTAGTTCCTTGTTTTCTATAGGCGCAACTTTTTCTCTTCATACTTATTGGCATTTATAAATATATATTAGATATTAATTTATTTTGTATTTAATTACAATTAAGTAATTTATTTTTCAAACGCATTTATAATTATTTATTCTGTTATCAACTGTATTTTTCTTTCATCATCTTCTAAGAAATTGTAAAAATCATCTACAAAGGTTGAAAGATTCGATATAATTTGATTGTTCCAAAATTCATCATCCCATAAAATATCTATCACATTCATTTCTATTGAATCTTTTTTTTTATAACATTCTGCCAAGTCTACTTTTTGTTTATTTAAAGCAAACATATAGGCAAAACTCTGGACTTTTTCGTAATCTCTTAGCTTGTTGAATAATCCTTTCATTCTATTCTTTATTTCTAAAATAGTTTCGGATCCATCATTTTCTGTATAAATACCATCGATCTTTCCACCTATAGACCATATATGTGTGTCTTTACCCCAATCAATAATAAATAAATCTTCCGAAAAGTAATTAGTTGGTCTTCTAACTTGTACATTATACTCTTTACTAAATAAATCAACACCATTATACTCATTTCTAGTGCCAAAATTTGTATACACTACAGAATTTGCCGATTTTTTTAATAAATCTTGCTCATTTTTAGGGACATTTTTTATAATCGCATTTATCGCAGATTCTTTTTGTGATACCATTGATTTCGCATTTTTATTTTTTGACGAACTATATAGAGTATTCATTATTTTTTGATCAACATTATTTGCTTTAGCTATACGAGCGACAGTTTGATGAGCAGTTTCTGGTAAAACAACTAATTTATTCTGTTTTTGAATTAAATGTTGTATTCTCAAAAAGTCTTTAGAAAAGTATTTTTTCCAATATTTAACTAAGAATTCTGACTTATTTTTATAGGTATTATGTCCAGATAATACTGCTAATTCACTTGCCGATATATATATATTCATTTTATATTCTTATGCTTGTTTTTTTAAATAAGAATAGGAAAATTATATTTTGATATTTCAAGAATGAAAATCGTTGTAAAAATAGCAATCTTTCTAATCATCGTTTTTGCTATAACATTTTTCTTAATGTTTCTAAATATGTGTATTAATCCTAAAATAGTTCATTTAACTAAATATGAAACATTAAATTTTATTAGAGATGATATTCCACATTTTTTCTTATTAGATAAAGAAAATAACAATATAGAAAACTTTAATACATTAGAATATCCATATGTATTCAAACCAAATTATTGTGAAGATTATGCTCATCAAGTCGAAATAATTAAAAATAAACAGCAGGCAATTAAATATTTACAAAAATCTATCGATAAATATGTTATAGCTCAAAAATATCATCCGGGTCCATTTGAAGGAACAATTTATTACACAAAACATCCAATAACAAAAAAAGTGAGAATAATAGTTGTCGAACGAAAACATAATAATAGTAACAAAGAATGGTTATGGAAATCATCGGTTGGCTATAAATATGGGTATTCGACTGTACATAGACCTGATTTGGAAACTGAAGAATTGAAACAAAAGGTTATTTCTATGAGCGAAAAAATTCCGGAATTTTACTTAGGTCGATATGATCTACGATTTAAAAATCACGAATCATTTAAATTAGGAAAAGACTTCAAAGTAGTAGAAGTTAATAATCAAGGTGCCTCTGATACCAGATATAATGTTAATAATTCATCTTGGTATAATCTACAAATTTTTGCCAGATATATTGGTTTACATGTTGAATATGGATTATTAAATATTTTGAAAGGGAATGTCGTGACATTTGAAGTATTTATATATATGTTAAACAAGTATTTCACTAAAACAAGTGAATGTAAACAAACAGATAAAGTAATAAATGTATTTGATAAATTATTTAAATCATTTTCAATTATTTAAACGCACGATATAAATACAGTCCAGATGTTACCATACCAGAAAATACGGCCAAACGCATATTTGCTCTCGCACAATTTGAAACGGGACACGAAAGATCCTGATTTGTCGTAGATGAATTACTTGATCCAGATCGCGAGCATCGTGAAGTAGCCATATAACCAGATAGAGACATAAGACCTAAAGTAGAAGCAGTTGATAGATCGACAATTGTATTTAAATTTAAACTAAGCATTTTTTATATATCTAAATTTTTATTTTTAAATAAATTAATTAATTATTTATTTTTTTTCTTTGTCTATATTATAAAAATGGGAGGAGGATTAATGCAACTTGTCGCTTACGGTGCTCAGGATATCTATCTTACTGGTAACCCACAAATCACTTTCTTCAAGGTTGTCTACCGTAGACACACCAACTTCTCAATGGAATCCATTGACCAGACTCTTACTGGAACACCAGGAGCTGGTGCCAAAGTTACTGCGACTGTTTCACGAAATGGTGATCTTATCCACAAGATGTATGTCGCTTTTAACCCAAGAAATCTTGGATTAACCACACAGTTAGGTTCCAATATTGGAAATACTTTACTTAAAGAAATTGAACTTGAAATTGGTGGTCAGCGTGTTGATAGACACTTTGGTCACTGGCTTACAGTTTGGACTCAGTTAACTGAAGTCAACCCAACTGGTGCTAAAGCTGATGTAATAGCTAATGGTGCTGAACCAGCTTCTGGAGCTACACTTGCTCAACTAAACTCTTACAACCATAATGGTGTCAATTCTGATGTAACAGCCGCACCTTTGATGGCTCATGTGCCACTTCAGTTCTGGTTTTGCCGTAATCCAGGTCTTGCTCTTCCACTTATTGCTCTTCAGTACCACGAAGTTAAGGTTAATCTTACATTTTGTGCCCGTGCTGATGTGGCAACTGGTGGCACACTTGGATTGTCAAGTGTCCAACTTTGGGTAGATTACATTTATCTAGATACTGATGAACGTCGTCGATTTGCCCAGCAGTCACACGAATACCTTATTGAACAGCTTCAGTTCCAACAAACTTCTGGTGCTCGTGCGGAGCTTAACTTTAACCATCCAGTAAAAGAACTTGTATGGACTGGCCGACCAGCAGCAGCTACTACTGATTCAACTGGTGCCGGAACACCTGTTGCTTTAACTGGAGATGCCGCAGATACCTTCTTGCTTAAGCTTAATGGACATGAACGTTTTACCGCCAGACACAGAAATTACTTCACTAGAACTCAGGTATATCAGCATCACTCCGGTTTTGGTGGTGTAACTATCAGAGATTCCATTGGTGTGTACTCTTTTGCGCTCAAGCCAGAAGAACACCAACCATCAGGAACATGTAATTTCTCAAGAATTGATAACGCTGTCTTAGAACAAGCTGGAACTGCTGATGACCTCAATGTCTACGCTGTTAACTACAACGTTCTCAGAATCATGAGTGGTATGGGTGGTCTCGCATACTCCAATTAACTTTTTATAAAAAAGTTATATCAAAAATTTATTATTTTTATAAAAAAGTTATATCAAAAATTTATTATTTTTTTAAAAAAGTTATATCAAAAATTTATTACTTTTAAAAAAGTTATATCAAAAAATTTATTATTTTTATAAAAAAGTTATATCAAAAAATTTATTATTTTTATAAAAAAGTTATATCAAAAATTTATTACTTTTAAAAAAGTTATATCAAAAATTTATTACTTTTAAAAAAGTTATATCAAAAAATTTATCAAAAATAGCTTATTTTATATTCTTTAATTAAAAATTAATTGTAAAAAATTATTTATTTTTTTTCTTTGCTTATATTATAAAAATATGGGAGGAGGATTAATGCAACTTGTCGCTTACGGTGCTCAGGATATCTATCTTACTGGTAATCCACAAATCACATTCTTTAAGGTTGTCTATCGTAGACACACCAACTTCTCTATGGAATCCATTGACCAGACTCTTACTGGATCTCAGGCCTTTGGAGCTAAGGTTACTGCCACTATTTCACGTAACGGTGATCTTATCCATAAAATGTATGTTGAATACAGTCCATTAACTATGCTCGGCACAGGTGATGTAGGTCATGTTTGCGCTAATGTAGGTAACACACTTTTAAAAGAGATCGAACTTGAAATCGGTGGTCAGCGTGTCGATAGACACTTTAGTCACTGGCTTACAGTTTGGACTCAGTTAACTGAAGTAAATCCAACTGGTGCTGCTGCTGTTGCGGCTGATAACACTGGAGCAGAACCTAGTTCTGGAGCCACACTTGCCCAGCTGATGGCTTATAATCACAATGGATTTGCCTG